TTGAGGAGTTTGCAGCCGGTCTGAGCCGCCGACTTTTCGCTGTATCCGGCCTTTATGGCCGATTGGGTAGCGTTGCCGGTCTCGACATAGGCCGCAGCAAAGACAGCCCAACGGGCTGTCTGCCTTCGCTTTAGGGCGTGTCTTTCGGTGTACATGGCCGAATTCTAGTGCTAGTCGCGCATCAAATGCAATCTAAGTACCAATAGAAGATAAAGCAAATTCATGCCAACTTTGTTGGCATTAGAATTTGCATCTTCTGTTGGTACGAGATTGCTCTTCAAAAGAGAAGATCTTTAGGATTCTTGAATCCCCCTGATCTTCTGAAATTTTCCTCCCGAAGCCTTGTGAGGGAGGAAAATTTCATTCAGATCTCCCCCCTTACAGCCCCATTGGTCACCGGCCAATGGCTTGCGGTTGTCGGGTTTAGCCGGTGTACATTGAACACTAGGAGTATTGCAGCATGAACGTGCAGTTAAAGCGTGGTTTGCAGTTTGCCAATTCCCTGTCGAATTCAATGGCCGCTGTTCGGCGTGAGCGGATCGACGGTATCCGTCTTGCCGATTGGTTCCTGCAATCCCATCGTCGAAGCGACGATGAGGTGCGGTACTTCATGGCTTATGTCGCAAGCAAGTCCTATTTGCCCAAATGGGCAAAGACTCCGGGGCAAGTAAAGGCCGCTGCCCGTTCGATTGAATGGATGCCGTCATTCACCCGTGATGCCGAAGGCAAGTGGGCGAGGTGCTAATCGGCGGTTGACGGTTTCGCTTTTCCGGTGTACAAAGTACCCTGCAAGGATGGCGGGGTTGGTCTACGGCCTAGTGGCGCGATGGATTGCGTCACTAGGTCGAACCGGGTGACCTTCTGACTTTTTTACCCTTGTCTTTTGTGAAAGGGTAAAAAAGCCAGTCGATCAGACTGGATGTCGAATGGATTTTCCGCAACACACTACGGAGTGCATATGGAATTTTCTAGTTTGCCTATCGGCAAGGCATTGATAGCCGATACCGACCGATTCTATCGGTTAGTCACCCTGCGCCTTGAGCGTGATGGTGAGTCGAGAGCCGTCGCCGATTGGCTTTTCGAAACCTACCGAAAAGCGTTCAACGACCCGGAGATTGGCGCCGGAGTTTATAACTCCGTCGCTTATGTTGCTCACAAACTACACGACGAGTCGCTCTGGTCATTGCCTTCGGCAATGCTTAGGTTTCGACCGACACGGGCTTACCAAAGTCTCCCGTATATCGGCGACCTGCGTGAGTTTGAGTCGAACGCTAGTTCGTCGAACGACTATGACCAGACTCGCGACTGGCTTTTCGACCGATTCGACCTTTTTAGTTGCGAGGACTGCGGTGAACTAGAGTTCACCGATGAGTCAACCACGGTTCGAGAGTACGACATGATATGTCGCTCTTGCCGACAAAACTACGTTTTGACCGACGTTGAGGGCGAGTATGTATCGAGCGACGACGTTCGATACGGCATCGATGCCAACGGCAACGAGGTTTCGTTCATCGACGGCAACGACGATTTTGTGTGGAGCGACGAGCGGGACGAATACGTCCACGTTGACTACGAGCCGCCGATTCTCGGCGACTACCACGACTCAAAGAGTCGCCAACAGCCAATCGACGACAAGTGGACGGCGACCTACGGTCGATACATGGGTGTCGAATTGGAAATTGAGTGTGAAGGCGCTGACCGTAGACCTACGGTCAACAATCTCCACGAACACATCAACGACGGCGATATGGGCAAGCGTGTGTTCTTCGAACGTGACGGTTCACTCCGCAACGGCTTCGAAATCATCACTCAGCCGATGTCGCTGCCCATGATTAAGGAAACCTTCGGGTTCCTTAATAAGCCGAGACTGATCGATGGCCTCAAGTCACACAACACCGACACCTGTGGGCTGCACGTTCATGTGAGCCGCAAAGGTATGTCGTCTTTGCAGATTGCAAAGATGGTGTGCTTCATCAACGACCCAAACAACGAATGGCTGATTCGGGCTATAGCCCGACGGTATGCCAACGGCTACTGCAAGATTCAGCAAAAGCGTTTGGGTCAAGCGCATATGTCGGTCGAGCGGTATGAGGCTGTCAACCTCACCAATCGCCGCACTATCGAGTTCCGTATCTTCAGGGGTTCCCTGAAGTACGACGCGGTTATCGCTGCCGCCGAGTTTGTTCATGCTCTGGTCGAGTTTACTCGACCCGCTGAGTCGAGTTTGTCTGCACTCAACTCTGCCGGTTTTCTGAACTTCGTTCAGAAGAAGATGGCTAAAGAGTGCGCCACGCTTCTCCGATACCTCGGAGAACGTGCCAAGTCTGATATGTCCCGCATTGCCGCCTAATGGAGTGACCCACTATGTGCCTTCTCGTAGAACAGACCGCTAAAACTTCGTTTTCTGACGAGTTCCTCGCCGATGTGTACAGCAAAAACAAGGATGGCCTCGGCATTATGTATGCCGAGAACGGCATCGTTGTCGTGAAGAAAATTGTCCCGACATCATCCGCTGAGTTCATCGAATTCTATCGGCAGTATGCCGAGGGTCGCGATTGCATCTGGCACGCTCGTATGCAGACTCACGGCGACATCGACCTCGACAACTGCCACCCATACTATGTAACCGACGAGTTGTGGATGGCGCACAACGGTGTGCTTTCGTCCGGCAACGACAACAATCCTGCCAAGTCTGATACTTGGCACTTCATCCGCAACGTCATTCAACCGGCAATCGAGGGTAACAAGTACCTTGTTCACGACCCGGAGTGGCAAGCGTTTATCGGCGACCTGATTGGTTCCACCAATAAGTTCGGCTTCATGACTGGTGACGGTTCTACCGTCATCATCAATCGCAAGTCCGGTGTCGAGTTCAATGGTGCGTGGCTCTCCAACACTTACGCTTGGACGCCTAGCAAGTTCGGCCTCAAGACTCACAGTAATTCCACCTACGGTGGAGGCTACGGCAGATATGCCTACGGCAACTACTGGCAAGAGTATGACTGGGATGCCGGGTACACCACGGTGTCCAAGTCATCCGCAAAGAAGGACACCACGGTCAAGCGTGAGTCGAAAGAGTCGATGAAGTCGATCGTTCGTGCCGCTCAAAACTGTTACTTGCGTGACACCTTGGAGCAATGGGTTTTGGATGCGCCGTGGAAAGCATCCGCTTTGATTGCCTACTGCTACGACGACGAGCAAGGCGCTGAGGAATTAGTCGCCGACGACCCGGCCAAGGCGGTCGAGTGGATTCGCGATCTGTTTGAAACCGATGGTCTCACCCCCTTTAATGCGTCATTTGATGACGATGGAATGGTTGCTTATGGATAAACACGTTGAGGAATTGGTTAGCCGCCTTACACCGGACGAGGTGAAGGCGGCGATCCGTGGGCTGCGCCGAAAGCAAAGGCTTGAGGCGTGGCACATGGCTGTGCCGATGGCTGATGCTTTGCATCAGCACCTATTGGTGCTTGGACGTAATGGGGACGCTGCACTTGTGCAGCATATTGTTAATGATCTTTTGCGTGATGGAGTGGACACACAATGAAGGCATACCTAATTGACCCGAACACAAAGTCGATCACCGAAGTCGAGTACAACGGTGACTGGCGCACCATTTCCGAATTCATCGGAAACGACTGCACGAATTTCGATGTGGTTGGATTCCCCGGCGGTCGTCATTCGATATTCATCGATGACGAAGGTCTTATAAAGGGAACGCTCGCGCCATTCTTTAAGCCGAGTTGGATACTCACTCCGCTGAGTGGTCGCGGTCTTGTCCTTGGGACAACGGCTGACGGAGATTCGTGCGACGTATCTGTCTCGCTCCAAGCATTGCAGGATGACATCGAGTGGCTCGATGTTGACGTTGTTGTTCGTAACGCTAGGCGTGGAATCTATGACTACCGTTAAGAAGTTCTACGTCACATACAAGCATGAGAAAAGCGTTCGCGTCGAGATGGTTGACGCGAACTCATACGAGGAAGCATGGCTGAAGATTCTGGCGAAGATCTCGCCAGAGGAAACCATGCGGACTATTGAGTTGACGGAGAGAGTGTATGCGTGACCTGTTCGGATTCTTTCTAGCAATGATTCGCGGCTACTACGATGGCCGCATCAACGGGTGCGACAACAACGTCTACCTAGGCGAGCGTCGCTTCTATTACCGCCGTGGCTATGACCGTGGCATCGCAGTCTACTGCGACAAGATGAAGGGGTACGAAAGTGAGTGATGAAACCGGAGTGATTGATAACCCGCAAGAGCATTGGACTAAGGTTGCACAGTCAACGCTTGTCGGAAGGAAGATTGTCGGCGTTCGATACCTCTCCGATAGAGAGGTAAAGCGGCTTGGATGGACAAGTCGCTCGGTAATCTTCGAACTCGACAACGGCTGTCTTGTGTGGCCTAGCATGGACGACGAGGGCAATGATGCCGGGGCAATCTTTACGACGGATCGGCACGGACACACACTCCCTGTAATCAGAGAGATGGAGCATGAAAGTGAACGATAGGCAAAAAAACGCATTAGAAACAATCGCCAACTTCATTGAGTGGTATGCAAGCGACGAGACAGAACGCGACCGATTGTGGGCTGCGGCCTGTGATTACGTCGAGCAAGACCATGTGCTAGCAGAGGAGTCATTAGCGTGATGGAAAAGAAAGGAAACCAGTTTCGAGACGCCGGGCTTGACGAGCCGTCAGAAAGCAAGTTGCTTCGCATCCTAGTTGCTTTCGACTTCGAAGGCATTGAAGACCCGGACAGCGACGTTGCGGGGCGTCTGATCGACGAAATCCAGAAGGATTGCGAGACCCTGCGTACTGCTTACGGCGCTGATTCAACGTGGGTTGATGAGGCTTTCGTCGTGACGAGGTACGACAACCCACATGAGTGAGTCGCACCGAAAGATGATGAGGCTACCGCCTCGAAAGAAACTGTTTGGATTCGACTACCACAAGGCTGCGCAACTGCGAATGACCGGCAAGGAATGGCATGAGTACGCCAAGGTAGATGAGTTCAAGACTGAGCGAGGTAGTGACTCCGCGTGGAGCGGCTACTTCGAAGTGTGGCTAGACGGAACGGACATGAACAGGAGGGCAATTGAATAAATGGCAAGTCATGTACCCCGATGAGACCGGAGCGAGTCGGGTAGTCGGCACGTTCAAAAGTCGAAGGGATGCGAGGCAGTTTGCCTCGTCATTGATGGATCAAAAGTTGCCCTTCCCGATTATCCCGTTTATAAATGACCACTATACCCCCACTATTACGAGGGTTGGAGGATCGAGAGGTGATACTGTTCAGCGTGGAGAAACGCCTGACAGACGAGGCATGGTCTAGCATTACTGGCGACGATGATTCGCCTTTGCTTTTCCAAAACTTTGAATCTGCCAAGGCAAGGTTTGACGAGGAGGTTTCCGGGGGCAACCCCGGAAATAGTTTCCGAGTCATTGCTCATGAGTACGAAAGTACGTTCAGCAAGATAGTCATAGAGAAGCAGGTGCGTCTCGAAATGATTTGCTTGGTTTGCAAAGCAACTCATTTCGAACATGGAGACGAGACCCGCTGCCCGTATTGCGGGAACGATGACGTATCCAAGAACGTATACGCAGCGAGAGGTGATGCTTGAAAGAGAGAACCCCAACGGAACTTGAGGTGTTCGGATGTGACTGGAGCGAGTGGGCTGATGGCATAGCCAACTCCGAGTTTATGAAGGTCGCTATCTCTGGCGGTAGGCCGAGGATAGCAGAGGCTTTAGCCATGCTGACCGTCATGATTATCACGGAGGCTCAGAGGTTTATTGCCGAAGGCAACTACGTCCAGTCTGTCCAGTTACTCAACTGCTTGAAGCGGTTGATAGCCAACCCAGAGGAGTTCATGGGGCTAGTAACTATGGGCGGCGAGCCGCCAAGTGATGACTCAGTAATTCATTAAGTCGCGCCATTGTTAGTGGCTAGTCTGACCCGGACGATAAAGAAGCACCGTGACAGGTGCGGGTGGTTCGGCAACAGCCTTCCGTAGCAATGCGGGTGGCCAATGATGCCTAGGCAGCAATGCCTACCGGCTAACCAACCGGGCGTTGGCAACACGACAGTTCCCCGTGGCCGTGAAGCGGATGGAGGCATGTGTGATGGGGTTGGGGATTCCCGGCTCTTGATGTGCTATAGCGACCGCCGCACGGGGGAAGCATCCTGTTTTTGCTCTGCTTATATGGAGGTTTTATGAGTCTGTATGTTGCGCTGAAGGCCGCCGTCCCCATCCTTAACGCTCTCCCGAAGGAGACGTACTCGGCGCTTGCGAAGATGGCTGCGGACATGAATCCAGATATCCGCCGCTCCCTTACTGGGATGCTTCAGTCAGGACTGTCAGAGGATGAGACTAAAAGCCTTGCCGCATCGGTGAAACGCATCGACGGAAAGCACAAAGACTAATTGTTTATCTAGTGTACAATGTACCCAACACAGGAGAAGTGAAATGCCGTTGAAGTCTGGTAAAAGCAAGAAGGTCATCTCGGAGAACATCTCCGAGACCATGCGTTCGTACAAGAAGAAGGGCAAGATCGGAACGTCTCGCCCCAAGAGCAAGGCTGCTGCCCAGAAGCAAGCCGTCGCCATTGCCCTGCGTAAGGCTGGCGTCCCCAAGAAGAAGGGGAAGCGTAAGTGAAGGCCAAGGATGTGAAGCGTGAGGGCGGCAAGATTGTTTACCGGGGACACTCGTTCCCCGGTTTCAATAAGCCGGTCAACGCCCCTGCCGGAGCGAAGCAGAAGAAGATGGTTCTCGCCAAGAAGGGCGAGGATGTGAAACTCGTTCGCTTCGGTCTGCGTGGCATGAGTGACTACACCAAGCACGGCAGCGAGAAGCGTCGCAAGAATTACCTTGCACGGTCTGGCGGCATCCGAGACAAGTCGGGCAAGTTGACGAAGGACGACAAGTTCTCAGCCAACTACTGGGCTAGAAAGGTTCTCTGGTAGTGATCGTTTACATGTCGCATCTAGTCCGCGACAAGCGGAACGCACGGGCTGAGTTTCGTCAGCCCGTCGTCTCCGTTGTTCGGCGAGACAAGTTGATGTACGTCAACGAGGTGCGGGTCAAAGACTCAAGCGGCAAGGTTATCTGCCGAGTTGTCTACGACCCGAAGGTAGACCCGTCCAAGTACCACAAGGTATCCGCGTGGGTAGAAGTGGACGAGTCAGCGGCTGATGTCGAGTTTCTGTAGTTACAACAATGCAAAGCAGCCAAGAAAGTATTGTCTCTGCACTCAAGCCAGAAAGCAGGGACTCGTCATCCAAAGAGTGGATGGACAGATCGCATGACACAAACGAAGAACTCAAGCAGATCATGCAATCCATGCAACTAAAGATCGATGACGTAATGCGTCTATCGATGACGAGTTATGACACGGTTAAGAGTTGGAGAGTTAAGCGAGAGAGCAAGCGGTGGAGGCGTATGCCTAACCGAGCATTGGCTCACCTGAAGATGAGCATAGGAGGAAGGTGGAAATGATTAGAGATCTCATTGCATTCATTAAGCGAATGAAAAGGCTTTCAGATTACGAATGGAGACGGGTTCCGCCACCCGAATGGAAGGCAAAGCGTGGCGGTATTAACTACTGGTAGGAGGCATTCAAATGCCAGCAAGAGGAGCGGGATGGGCAAACATCTTTAGGAAAAGACCTAGGGGTTTTGTCCTTCGATTGGGGAAGCGTCGCTATTGGAACGGGCAAACGGACTCGTCGCTTGGATATGAAAGGTGGTTCACTAACTCACCTAGCAAAGCCCGTCTTTTCGCGACAAGGGCTGATGCATATTCTGCTGCGGCTAACGCCGAGTATTTGCAGAACGCCAAGCCTGAGGAGCATTGGGGGTGAGCATTATCAATGGGGTTCTGTTTGGTGGAGGCAAGCCGAAGATAACGATGGATCAGTACAGAAAAATTCTTGAGGTCAAGAACAAGCCCGGCTCCAAGTACGGTCGTTACAAGGCGTTGCAAGTGGAGTTTGGAATTTCCCAATCAACGCTGTCATCCGCAGTCAGGCGAGGGGTAAAGGTTTACGACTACTTCATAAGAAAGGAAGGATCTTGATGACACCCGACACTTACCGGATTCTTGAGATGGCTGTTCGGGATGGAATAGCGATTGGATATCGTCGAGCCTTCAAGTACGACGAAAAGCCAGACGATGACTTCGTGATTGACAAGATAGAGCAAGCGGTCATGACTCAGATTTGCGAGTGGTTTAAGTTTGAAGACAATGCTAAGGAGTAGCGAAGATGCCCGACATGACAATGTGTAGGGGTGAGGAAATTAGGAACGGAGACTCAAGGAAAATATGCCCAAGGCGAGAAACCTGCTACAGGTACACGGCAAAGCCAAGTGATCATTGGCAGTCTTACTTCTCTGTCGCCCCCTTCTACAACTGGAACGAGAGTTGCGACTACTACTATCGCGACATGAGTAAGTTTGTCGAAGAACAGACCGCATGAAGAGATGCTGCATCTGCGAGGCGGAGACTCGCCTGAATGCCGACACATGTTCTACCTGCAACAAGTGCATGAAGAACAGAAAGATTAGCGTCGATGAGATGAAAAGCCTTGCGTTGAGCAGTTGGTGGATCAGGTATTTAAGGAGAGCGATTTATGAAGCGAAAGAAGCGAGCAAGGATGGAACCCTCGACATTCTTCTTTACGGGCAGAGGGACTACTTCGTACCGTATGCTAGTTCCAATTTGCGCAGACGGAATAGAGCAACTAGTAAGGGAAGAATTAAAGGACTGCTTCGACTGCGCGGAGGAGGTCTCCCTGAAGGAGGCTTGCCTGAAGTTGATGGAGTACTACGGGATGCAGGAAGACTACCTGCCAATGAGGAAAAAACTGGAGGCAATCAAGAATGAAAAGCCAAAGCGAAGGAAGCACGGATAAGCCAATCGCCTATCTTGTGGACACCGTGATAAATGGAAAGGAGTTTGTGTACCTATCAACCTTCGCACCGAAGGATGATTGGTCTGTGGTGACGCCCTTGTATACCAGTACTGATATAGAGTCCGCAGAAAAGAAGGCGAACCCCGGATTACTTGAGATGATCCGCAGAAAGTCTTGGCGGATCTGGTGGCATCTGTGGACTGGTGATCATTCGCTCTACGCGACTCGTCGCCGTATAGAACACGATGCCCGTAGGTTTGGCGGCATCGTACTGTGGGACGATAGCCAGTAAGGAATGGGGGCGGTATCGCCCCCGCCCCCGTAATCGATCGATTACTTGCCCTTCTTCACGGCAACGCCGGAACGCATGGGCTTGGCAGCCATCGGCTTAGCGGCAGCCTTCGCAGCCTTCTTCGCCATCGGCTTCTTGCCTTTCTTCATCATAGCCATTGTAGTCTCCTTCGAAGGCAAGACGCCCTCGGTGTTAGATAGTATTTTTTTTGCGCCACCAATGCAAGATGAAGTTCTCGGTCATGCGCCTGTACATATCATCAGGTATGTCATCGATGGCCTTCCTTCTTTCTTCTTTAGTAGCGAGATCAAAGATCGTTTTCCATAGCGTGTAGTACGAGAGTGCTAGCGTCTGCTCGCGCAAAAACTCAGGCACATTCTTTTCAAGCCAGTCTAATCTGCCTTGGTGAGTGAGATGCTTACCGCATCTTTCAGCCCAGTTGAGGACTGGGAAGTCAGGTATGTACTGGTTGACGCCGGTAGGTTTTCTCTTACGAGACTTGCCCATGCTCTAAACGACAGCGTTACCGGCTCGTTAGCCAGATCAAAAGCAATGTCGCTGTTGATCGACGAGAGCCGTACCGTCACCCTCCATGCTTGTCTGTTGCCGCGCCAGAACAGTGCTGGCATTTCCTTGTTGCGATCAGCCGCAACGGACACCTGCTTCCACCACTCGGGCTTGAAGTCATTGGCCTTGGCATAATGCTTAACCTCGACCGTCCACCCGGGAAGACCGTTCAGATCCCCCTGCTCATCGGATCGATACTGCTCAAGATTTCTGTTGAGCCTTATCCCGAGTTCGTCGTGGACTAGTGCGGCCACTTCCCTTTCGGCTGACGCTCCCTTCGCTCGACTGTTTATTGCCATTCAACATACTCCATGCCATGTTCGGCGGGATCTTGTACTCGTTCTCAAGAATCAGAAGGCAGTAGTGGATACCCTTCAGGACATCCTGCTCACGCCCCTTGTATGGGTGGCGGGTAATGTACTTGATGACGTTGCCATCTGCGAACGGGATCTTGTTCGCGATGCAGTACTTAGTTGGTTGGATCTTGAGATTCTTGTAGTGACTCCCACCAACCTGAATCTTTCCCGATTCTTTTACAGACTTCATTCAATAGTTCCTCTTCTGTTCCATATCGTTTTTCAAACGCCGCCTTATACGGGTGACGACTAGTTGCAAAATCTGTGTCAATGCCTCCTCTGTGATGTGTCGGGCAGAGGGGGATGATCTTGAAGTGGGCGTGACGCTTGGTCTTACCTTCGATGTGGTGAACTTCCGCTGGCGACCAGACATCATGATGCATCCTGCAAACAATACAGCCTAGGCTAGATACTTCATCGAGCCATTCGTGTTCAGCCTTTGTCGGCTTACGCCCTTTCACTTCCTGTACTTCCTAACTTTCTTGGCAATGTCCTTGGGCTGCTTAACAAACTGCTTGCCCTTTCGCTTGCCATCGCGTTTCGCCTCCGTGGTTCTGCGGTATTCGGAGGATGACAGCGACTTAATCGCTTTCTCTGGAAGGTAGCGTTCCCCAGTTTCGCTCGACGGCTTACCGCTTTTAGTGCGCCACTTCTGATCAGTCCACTTCGAAAGACTTTTCTGGGACTTGCTCTTCTCACCAGTGTATCCGCCGCCAGCATCCTCGTAACGCTTCGCAAGAAGTTGCGCTTTACGCGCTGACCAACGACCGGCAAGTGTGCCAGCAACATCCTCCGACATGATCTTGTTCTTGAGTCTGTTTCTAAGAACTGGTTTCGTGTATCCCATTGCGAACTCCTAGCCGTAACGGCTTCGCTCTCTTCTGACATTTGCTTGCTCTGTGCGCCACATCTCAAACTCTACATCTCTTGCCCTGGCCTCGACCTTCACGGCGGCAAGCAAAGCCTTCTGCTTGCCAACCTCAAGTCGAGCGGCGAAGATCTGATCGTCTGCATCTGCGTAGGTTTGCTGTGCGTTGTCGGCCTTGAGACCCATCGAACCGGCCTCGACCTTTTTCATCGCGTAGAGTTTCTTTAGATTGGCTTCGGCCTGAGCAACCGCTATCTCAGCGTCCATCATCTGCTGCTTCAGGTCTCTGATTCTTTGTGCGAAGTTCTCCTGATCCATATTAGAACGGCATGTGCCGTGCCTCCTTTGTCTTCTGCTCCCACACTTTCTGCGGCTTGTCTTGCGCGTCAGCGAATCGAGATTCGTTCGACGCGAACAGCAAGAAGTCCGTACCTACCTCTCCCATTCTATGCTTTCTCGTCAGGACTTCAACATATCCCTGAGCCGGGCTAAGCGGATCATAGTAATCCTCGCGATAAAGCATCATGATTATATCTGCATCCTGCTCGACAGACCCAGAGTCTCGCAGGTCGGACATCATTGGTCGCTTGTCCTCTCGATGCTCTACGCCACGGTTCAACTGTGAGAGGGCGATAACAGGTATCCCAAGTTCACGGGCGAGCGACTTGAGTCCGCTAGATATCCTGCCCATCTCCTCGACCCTGTTGTTTCCACCGCCGCCGCTCATCAGGCCGATGTAATCAACGACGATCATGTCCGGCCTTGCCCGTCTGGCCTTCGATGACAGCTGCTGGATGCTGATCGCGGGGGTCTCATCGATCAGGAGGTTTGCTTCTGCCAACTCATTGAGGGCGGCAGAAACCTTTTGCCCATAAAAATCAAAGGCAGACCCGTCGATAACCCGGCTAACCGGGATGTGGCATCTGGCCGCCAAGAGTTTCTGCATCACCTGTTGAGACGACATCTCAAGCGTGAACACCATGACCTTTTTGCCAGCGATTGCTGCGTTAAGCCCGATGTTCAAAGCGAATGTGGTCTTTCCCATCGATGGTCGGCCAGCGACAACGACAAGATCACCCTCGCGGAGACCCCTGAATCTTTCGTCGAGATCCTTGAAGCCAGTAGCAACACCAAGCATCCCGCCCTTTGAGCCGCTCGCCTTCTCCATGTACTCGATCAGGCCAACGACAAGTTCCTTACTGGTCTGCGTGGACTTCTCGGATGCGTTGCCAACGGAGAACATCCGTTGAATCTCGTCAATCTTGTCGTCAATTGAAGCCTTGGTCTGCAGGATCGGAAGGATCTGCTCAGCCGCATCAGACAACTGGCGAAGAATCTTAGCCTCTCGTATAGCCTTCTCGTAGAGTTGCCAGTTTGATGCGGCGTAAACGTCTGTCGCGATCTCGCAAACAAGATCACGCTCCTCCGATGTTCGCGGAATCGCATCAAGCAACCCTATGAGCGACGCATCTTTCCCAAGTTTGTATAGGGACTGCATCGTTTCGAAGATGTACTTGTGCGCGGGAATAGAGAAGTCATCCGGGGAAAGGATGGTCTCCCCAAGAAAACTTGTCTCGGCCATCATTGAGCCGAGGAACGCACGTTCGTGTGTGACCGGGGACAAATTACTCACGGTGATACTTCCCGTCGATGATCCGACCAAATCCTTGAGGTGAAAGCAGGAAGTCGATGTCAGCAATGAATCGCTTGCGTCCGTTGGTTGGCATGGTCTTGCCAGTCAGGAACGCGGACTCGCCAACGAATTGAAAAAACTTCTGCCAGAACTCAAGGGTACTCGGGTCTTGAGTGCGACCATCAAGAACAATGGTCTCCCTGCACCTAGCCCTAAGCATGGTTCTCCGCTTGTCGGTCAATGCAACACACTTGGGGAGGGCGGGGAGCAAACGATGGTACTCGGCCACCACTTCTTCAAGGGAAATGCTGGCACGGTTCTTGCTCTTATATATATCTATAAGATTATTATTATTACTACTAATACTTTTTTCTTTGGTTCTTTCTTTTTTAGTTTCCCGGAAGGCGATATTATGTAAAGTCGGAGGCAGCACCATAGGGTTAAGTGCTTGATCCGAAACGGAATCGATGCCTTCAGGATTCTGAAGGCTACCTTCAGGATCTTGAAGGTTACCTTCAGGATTCTGAAGGTTGAACCAAAGTATGTTGCTGTTCTTGGTAATGCTCATCTGCCTTGCCTCGCCCTCCCCTCTCAAAGACATGAAGCCTTTGGAAGAAAGTCTGGCGAGGTAGCCAGAGATAGTGGCCTCGGAAACCGACAGGGCTTCGGCCAAGATAGAGTTCTTGATTGAGAACCACTCGCCAGTCTGGCGTGAGCGGATTTCTGCGAGAAGAATCTTCTCCATCCAAGTCAGATCTCTGGCTTTCCAGAGTCCGCTCGGGATAAACACTCCGTCAAAGTATCGTTGTTCCATTCAGTCCATCCTCAGTCGTGGGTCGCCATTTTTTGCTCGACTCGCAATCCGTGTCAAGTGGGTGATGACATGTTGACAACGAATCCGCGCTGCACTACGCTTCGAAAACCTGCTCATTGGAGCATATGGAGGCTACATGGATTCATTCATCATATCTTCGTCTGACATTCGTCAGCAGACGGCTACTTACAAGCCGGTAAACTTTCAAGAAAAATCCAGAGAGATCTGGGAAAATCTTAGCAAGATCGACGTAACGCCTTACGTCGAGAAGAAGGTAGGTCTTACCTATCTTCCTTGGGCTTGGGCTTGGGCAAAGTTGATGGACAACTACCCGGACTCAGACTTTTACTTTGAGCGTAATTCTAACGGCTCAGAGGTTTGGCACTTCCCTGATGGGTCGTGCGAAGTGCGGTGTGTTCTCACTGTCTCAGGCGTCACGCGGCGATGCTGGTTGCCAGTCATGGACAACCGAAACAATGCGGTTAAAGAGCCTGACGCTCGCGACATCAACGACACCAAGATGCGATGCCTCGTTAAGAACATCGCGCTTTTTGGCTTGGGTCACTACATATTTACTGGCGAGACTGCACCAACACCCCCAGTGCAGGAGGAGAAAAAGGACACGAATTTCACCCTTGACTCCTCACTCGCCTACCTCTCTGAGGCGGCAGACAAGGATGATCTTCGCAAGAGAACACAGAACGTCCTTAAGGCTGCGGCCAATCGTGGGCTAGATGGAGACTGGAAGGATCAGGTGATCGCTCATGCGACTGCCGTCTCGGAGAAGTTCAATGGCAAGTAAGCAAGGCACGGCGGAATGGCTGGCTGAGCGAGTCGGAAAGATTACCGGCTCGCGAGTCGGCACGATCCTTGGACTTAACCCGCACCAAAGCCCATCCGATGTGATGCGCGAGATGGTTCGCGAGGCCAAGGGAGCGGAACGCGAGTTCAAGGGAAACGCCGCAACCAAGCACGGTCAGGAGCATGAGGCTTACGGTCGGCGATACCTTGAGGTTCAGCGAGGGTACATGGTCGATGAGGTTGGGTTCATCACCCACCCGGAGATCCCGTTTCTCGGCGCCTCCCCTGATGGACTCGTCGGGTTCGACGGGTGCATCGAGGTCAAGACGCCTTATTACGCGAAGCGTGTGTACACGCTTGCGGAAAAGCCGTACTACGAGGCTCAGTGCAGACTGGTAATGGAAGTCACCGGCACTCAGTGGTGCGACTTCGTTTGCTGGATCAGCGACGATGACGCCCACATGGAACGGCTTGAGCGAGATCCTAAGTGGATTGAATCCGTCCTCCCGAAACTGGAGGCGTTCCACAAGGATTATCAGCGGGTGATAAACGACGAAGAACTGTGCAAGCCGTTTTTGGATGAGGAAAAGAAGTTGGCATTTGTTGCCAACGATACAATGCACAGAGTCGCGACACTCGCCGCGCAGTTGCGTAAACTTGACGAGGCTTCCGCCCCGCTCCGAAAGGAACTGGACGAGTTGAAGCAGAAGATTGGAACCGAGTACGGGTCTTGCACGAATGGAATCGTGAAGATCGCTCGGATTGAGCGTAAGGGTACAGTTGACTACAAATCTGTATTTGAAGAACTGAACCTGAATGAGTTGTTGGAGAGTAAAGGTCGCACTCTCGACTCCTATCGAAAGAAGGCGACCGTGGCATATCAAGTGGAGATTCTGGAATGAGTCAGTACAACGAGAATGGCAAGGTTGCCTTGTGGGCAAACGATAAGTACGAGCGTGGCGGTAAGCAGCCGTACGTCAAGGGAAATCTCACGGCGCACCGCAACATCAAAGCGGGTGAGAAGATCTCTATTGCACTCTGGGTAAACCAAAGCGACAATGAGAAAGCGCCGAAACTTTCTGGCATGATCTCTGATCCTTTCAAGCCAGATGGCAAGGCCGCTCCGAAGGGTGGTAAGCCTGCTCCTTCTGCTGATCCCGATTTCGACGATCCGCTTCCGTTCTAATCATGCTTGTACTGAACCGACGATTAAATGATGTGGTTTACATTGGTCGAAATATTCGGCCAGATGATCTCGTCGGTTCGTGTGACTGGGCCATCAAGGCTACCTCGGTAATCGATAGCTTTGATCGGCCCAGAGTTTACGCGGACGTATGGGATAAGGAGGACTGGAGACTAGTCCAGTTCTCCCCACAAAGCCCGTCCATTAAACTGGATGAAACAACGGTCAGGGTTCTGAGTGTCAAGCACGTTATGTGGGGATCGACTGAAGAGCCGGTCATCTATTTCGGGTTCGACGCTCCGAAGGAGATAAAGATTGTCAGGGAAAATGCTCTCAGGAAAACAAGGGATGACGATTGACAGCGATGTCTATGTAAAGTTTGTAGGGAACAGACCGCATCAGGGAACATCCGGCGCAGCCGGATATGATTTGGTAGCAGAAGTCCTTTCTGACTTTCCAGTAACCATTCAGCCGGGACGGTGGAAGATCGTCCAGACTGGGACATTCGTAGAGATCCCAAAAGGATACGCCGGTCTCATTCTTCCGAGATCGGGTTTAGCCGCTAAACATGGCGTGACTGTGTTGAACAGTCCCGGCCTGATCGACTCCGATTACCGGGGCGAGATAGGCGTTATCCTTCACAATGTCAATAGGCACGACGACTTTGTCGTCACTAAAGGAATGCGAATTGCCCAACTAATGGTTGTTCGCGTTCCCGAACTCATACTAGTTGCCGAGCAGAATCTTTCTGATACAGTCAGGGGAGCCGAGGGTTTCGGCTCAACAGGTACTCAATGAAAGTTTATGGCAGCGGTAGACGACATTCGTCTTGCGGCGGAAAGCCCAGACATTAGTGAGAGAGATCGAAATCTTCTCACGCAAGCAAGCCAAGAGATCATTCACATGAACTGGCTTTTACTTGCTGCTCGTCCGCTTATAGCGGCGAACAGAAGCCCTCAAGCGAGGGCATTGCTTGCGCGAATAGACGACGTTCTTGCGTAGATGATCGTCGTTCTCAGTGAAGCGGAGCAGCGACTGGCGTCCTTCATTGGAAAGGCTAGGCATCTCTCTTCAAGAGAACAGGGGATCAAAGATTTAAGGCGCGGCGATAAGCCAGCGGATCTGATAGACAAAGAAGGCGCGGCGGCAGAGATTGCTTTCTGCAAGGCTTTCAACATCTATCCAGATCTTGATGTTGGCGAGAAGAAGGTTGTTGATTGCACACTATCATCAGGCCATACGGTAGATGTGAAGTGGACTTCTCGCCCAGAAGGAATGCTGATAACCGTTCCGTGGAAGAGGCCGAAGGTTGATATCTTCGCCCTCGTCATCGGAACGATGCCTGAGTATAGAATTGCTGGATGGATGTTGGCGACGGAGTTGATCAAAGAAGAGAGGCTCCGGTTCGTCGGGAACAACAATGTGTACGCCGCGACTCAGGGCGAACTTGTTGACCCGAAATCTTTATTGGATGTTGGACACAGTTGGATCAAGGAGACAACATGGAATCAGGAATCTTTGGAAAGCAGGAACTGACTTGGGATCAGGCTGTCGAATCTTTTTGGCAATACAAGAACTCGACTCCAATCACGGAGCAGTCTAGGTACAAGATCAAGTGGGCTATCGAAGTCTACGGTCAGTACTTCAAGAGCCACCCGATCAGGGCAATAGGCAAGGCACAGGTCATACGCGCACGGGACATCGTGAAGTCGAAGTCCCAGATGAAAGCGTCATCCATCAACGACGCGACCAAGAAGTTGATGCAGGTCTTCTCATTCGCACTAGAGAGGGAATGGATTGACCGCTTACCAAAGGTTGACCCGCTGCCGGAGGAGACTCCGAATCGCCCCGTACTCCGGCCAGATCAAGCCAAGCAACTCATTGAAGAACTGCCGCCATCTCACGGTAGGGCTATCGAGTTTGCGGTAGCGACCGGCTTGCGCGGCGTGAACATCTGCCGACTCAAGTGGTCTAACGTCGATTTCGATTCCCGTTCTATCAAGATCGACGCGACCAGCATGAAGTCGCGCAAAGAGTTGACCATCCCGCTGTCCGCATCCGCCATGCGGATACTGCTCTTCATCCGTAACACCAAGTGTCACCCAGAATTTGTCTTCGTAAATGAACGCGGTGAGCCGTTTAAGCGTATCTATTCGGATACATGGAGACGGGCAGTCAAGGCTGCTGGACTGACCGGATATGGCGTACACTCGACTAGACGAGGGTGGGCCACGGAAGTCGGCAAGCGTTCTGACTTGAAGACGCTGATGACGCTTGGCGGATGGGCGACGCCAAGCATGGCTGCGCAGTACGTTCAGCCAGACCTAGACCACCTCAGATCCAAGGCAAGCATAGTTGATGAGGTGTTCTTCAATGAAGCGGGAAGGAAAAGTAGTCTCGATATACCCGTCTGACGACGAGATCCTTGACGCGCACAAGGGCTACCCTGCAAAGCGTGATCTGCTGATCCTCTACTTGGATCAGGACGGCAGTCTAGTGTGCAGTTCGAACACCAACGATAAGGCGAAATTACTTTTCCTTATCGAGATGTTCAAACTGCATTTACTAGACGGCGACTTTGACGGTTAGCCCTCTCTGTCCTTGATCTTCTCGTACCGCGAGTTGAACTCGTCGTACACCTTTTGGATTTCCAGTTCGATCTTCTCGATCTGTTCCTCCTTCAGGGCTTCAGCAGATGAGGAGTTCTGAATGCTCTTGCGGCGTTCATAGAGTTTGCTCAACCGACGCTGCGCATTCTTGGCGAACGGCAGAGCAAGGTAGTCAACCCTGTTATCGCCAACGAACTCTTCCCTCTCGCCACCCTTGAGTGTCTTGGCTTCCGCCTCGACTCGATACACAGAGTCCATGCGGTCGTAGAAGTCGCCGGGGTTCATCGTCCAAGAGGTCGTCTTTATGACCTTGTTGACGATAGGAACCTGACGGACTTCGATGTCTTTCCCGGTGATAACCTTCTCGGCAACGCCATAAGCCTGCATCAATGTGCGTCCTGCGCCGCCGAAGATCTCTCCAATGAGATATTCAGCTGCGTCAGGGCTGACATCGATCAAGCCCGGCTGGAAGTCCGTGCCGCCAGTCGCCTTGTTCAAGAAGTTTGAGAACGCGATTGCCGTGTCCGTTGTTCCTCGACGGTGCAGCGAAGCGTCCGGCATCTTGACCTTGGCGAACTCAGGGTTCTCCTTGTAGATCGGATTGCCAGCAAAGTCCTCGTTCATTGCGATATCGACAAGTGGGCGAATAGCGGTCGGGGTAATGCCCCTGATTGTGCTACCAGCGGCACTCGTAGACTCCGGAACGCGGAGCGGTGACATGTCGTTGGCAATCTTTCCAAGCGTCTTGCCTGCGAATCCTCCAGCAGACTCAATGCCAAGCATTGCCTCTGTCGCTTTGATGGCTCCGTAAGTCAGGATGCTGTAGCCGTAAGGCAGCGGGATCACAAGGATAGGCATTCCCGGGAACTTAACCGGCAAGCCATTCTCCTTAACGTAGTCAGGGAGGTTCTCCCACTCTGTCTTCCCATTCTCCTCTTCTTCGCTTGCGGCAAGACTCATTGCGGTGACAGCTGCCGCAGCACCTGCTGCGTAGTACATCAACTTGCGAGCCTCGGCAGAAGTCATCGTTCTGAAGAACTGCAAGTTACCGTTGATGCTCGCCTGCCAGAACATGTAGAACGAGTTCATAAGCGGCCCCGCCTCGCCGCGACGGTTAAAGTTCACCGTCACATTCTTTGCAAGCAGAGCCGCTTTGTCTCGGCTGACGCCAGCCTTACGCGCATTGACGTAAGCGACAACGCGAACCGCGTTCTCGGTCATGTCGTTGAAATGCTCAATCGCATTCTTTACGCCATTGAGTCCTCGCTTAACCTTTGTCAGAGCAGATCCGCCCTCAAGCGATCCAGACTCGCTAATCAAATCTATACTGCTTTGAAGCTCTCGATGCAGTTCGCGAGCGTCAAGATTTCTAACGTACCCAGTGGCTCCTCCGTCTTCGAAAAACTCCTTTACGAAGTTATCTTCTGCGGCATCACCGGCCTTGTTGTTGAGATATCGACTGAGAGCCTTGTGATACTTAAGGCTGACATAGTCTGATACCGCAGCCTGCACAACGGTCTTGCCATCAACCTTTCCAGCCCCCTTCAAGAGTCCGTCATGAAGATCAGCCTCGGCGACAAGGTTCATCATACCGGCCATAAAGTCACGCGGCACGTTGACGATAGACCAAGCAGGGTTCCATCGCGTTGTCATGCCAGCTAGGAATGATGACGCCCTGCCGAACGTATTCTGTACGGCATTGACGAGGCTACCCATATCCGCTGCGCCAAGGTTAAGCATGGCGCGTCGAAGGTTGTCGTCCTTGATATCAATGAGAATGGTCTGCCCATCCTCTTTAACCTCAAAGAAGTCTTCCCCCGGTCTGCGGCTAGACTGCCTGCGCAAAAGAACGGCATCTTTCTTCGAATCCATGTACCGCGTGTAGACCGGGTTGTCCTTGTCAATGACCTCCCACATCGAGTCATCCTTGAACGTCCTTACGAGGTTCAAGAAACGGCGGCCAACTTCGGCCTTTCGCGCACGGATTGTCTTCTCATACGCCTGCTTAATCGCGTTTGTCACAGGCGGGAATGCCATAGTCTGGCGACCGAGAGCGGCGAGCGACTCCTTGCCGCCAATTGAAAAGCCGCGACCGACGCGCATCGGGCTGTTTTGCGGCGAGTCGAACTCGTCGATAGCCCATCCTGTTAGCGGAACATAAGACTTGTACTTGTCATTCCAAGCGCCAACGACCTCTTCCTCGATGAGTCCTGAAGAAACCATACGCTGCTGCGTTGACCTGACCAAGTCGTCAACGAACTTCATGGCGGCAGAGTACTTGTCGTACTTGCCTTCATCTCGGAATCGATTCGTGATGGATATAGCATCCTTTGTGTTTATGCCAGAGCCACCATCAGCATACCTTTCCTTCATGGTCAGGTATCGCTCTAGGTTTCGGCTTTCCTCTGCCGTTGCCTTTGTGAGATCTCCGTCGTACTTATCAGACAACTGCTGACGAAGTTCGTCGTATTTAACGGCATTCTTCTTTGCGATCTCGGCATTGCGTTCAGGGGCATGGCGAACGTAAGCAAAAAGATTTAGCTCGTTGTAGTCGAGGCCGTTGTCGAAGACGTACTTCATCATCGGCTCAAGATACTGACGCTGAATCTTTCGCTCGTCCTCGGTAACCTGACCGCTGAAACGCTCGATCTGACCAGCCGCATCCATCTCGTCGCTGATACGAGACATGCCAATCTTCTTCGCCATCTCCTTCTGGAACTGCTCAAGGCGGTAGAAGGAGTTGACGAATGTTCGCGTCAGCGTGTCGCGCAGCGTCTCGTCTGCGCCGTTGTAAATGCTTGTCGGCCTAGTCTGTTCAAGCGATGAGTTGACAATTGTTTGCAGAGAGTCAACAGCATGGCCGATGCTTCCAAACGCGCCGCTATTTACAGCGGAAACGATTGCTCCGTTGCGCTGATTCATGAACAGCGGGAAGCCCTTGTAGACCGCAATCTCTTTCAGAGGCTCCGGGATCTGAAGAACGTGGAAGTCCCTGGCCTCGGCCTTGATCTCTGGGAACTGAATCGAAAACTCTAGCGGCTGATCTTCGTTACTGCGAACAAACTCATCAAGCTCAGCTGCGGAGTTTGCGGTTCCAATGTATTGGAGATCGGAGTGGACATGAACCTCTCCGCCTTCTGTGATCGCCCTCTTTGCTGATCGGACGCTGTCGGTTGCAAACCCGCTGTCCTCTCCGCGCTGAGGTGTGACCTCGATCTTGCCAACAGTCATGCGACCGCCAAACTTTCCAAACAGGTTCTTTGACCTGTTCACGAGTTCACGATCATAGAAGGCCATCATACCATCGCCAGAGTCGAGGAGATCTCCAGACAGAGACATGAAATCTCTGTTCATGCCGGAGGACTTAACGCCCTCGTTGTTCAGCATCCTTTCAGCAACAGTCTTCGGAATAAACTTACCTAGTTCATTCTCTTTTACAGACCTGCTCTCTCCGGTGACATTTCCGCCACGGTCAATAGGACGAATGTGGTAAGTGCCGTTCGCGTTCTTCTTGTAAAGAACCTCGCTAAATGTGCGACGCACATCGTAACGAGCCTTTTGGTCTGCGCCAGTCGTCCAAGCGACTCGGTCATAGCCATTCTCTGCGGCAAAGCGAACGATGCGGCGCAGGGCAAGGTCAGGCCAAGTCGTCTTGAACGGGGCGTCCGGAATGCCGGACTCTTCGGTGTAGCCCTCGCGGCGACCAGCCTGATGCCAGTCGCTCTGAATCTCCTCAATTAGTAGGACGCGATTACCATCGGTATCGACCCGCTCCTTGAGGCGGACATGCGCCAAGATATTTTTGACGTCACCGAAGTCGTGCATCTCGCTGACGAACGGCTTACCCTTGAAGTTCGGCAGGGTGAGCAATAGCTCTTTGTACCCAGTTCCGCCGGGGAACGTATAGAACTCAAAGTTGCCCTTGCCAACAGCATCGACAACGTCGATCTGACGCTGCTGGATTTCGTCCAGAAGCTGCTGCTTGGTGATGCTCCCAGTTTGGGAGCGAAGCCAGTTCGGGAGATCGTAATACTCAAGCTCCTCGGCCTTAGTTCCGGGAATGTTCTTGAGCGTATTGAGCCACTGCTCCGCAGGAGCCTTGACCATCTTCAGGCTTTCAACAGCACTCTTAACAGCACTGTAGAAAGTCGGCGCGACATCTCGTACGCCGCCTAGAACTGTGCTTCTTTGCCCTTCGCGGACTCGACGAACTTCGCCCTCTCCGCCCACTCCGGGTTCGGCTGGTTCTTGTCCAGCCATTCCTTCGCGAGGAATCCCGCCCCGAACAGGCGGCTCCGCAGCACCGACGCCGGGACTGGGTGGCCGAACTTCTTCTCGTACTCCTGAAGGTAACTCGCGTCTTGCTGCAGCAGGTTCATTCCTTGCAATCTCCCTCTTAATGAAAGCAGAGGCCAGAGGCGCATTGTCCTCCAGCCACTTCGGATTGACTATATGGATGGCGAAGATCTGGCCAATAATCTCGGACTGAATCGCCGTCCAGTCCTTGCCATACGGGCCATTGAACTGACGGTCGCCGATGTAGAAGAACGGGTAGGCGAACTGTGCCGCCGTGCCAGCCTCGGCAGTAGCCTGAGCGATAGCCTCGTCCGGGTTCATGCCGCCCTCCATGAGGCGGGTAGCATTCGGAACGATAACCGTTCGCATCTCGTTGGCGAGAAGCCCGAAGATCTCTCGGATCATCGGAGGCGCTGCACCTGAGACGTCGGTTACTGAGCCGTTGTTGATGGTCAACACCTGATTTGAGATGCGAGTCTCTCGCGGGGTGTCGTAGCCATTGCGGCTGTGCAGGTTGTGGCCGAGTTCGTGCGCGATCGTTACGCGCAGAAGTTCGCGGAACTTCGGGTCGGCAAAATTTGCAGCGTTAAAGAAGTCCTCCGAGAGGGAAATGATCTTTCGATCCCTAAAGAAGAGACCCTTAGTCTCCAACTCGTTGGTGTTCTTATAGACCTCGACCCCCTCAACAAGACTACGGGGCAAGCCGAAGTTATCCACAAGATCAACAAATGCGGCGGTGACCTCATCCCTGAAGTCGCCTTCTGCCACGGCACTGACTGTGTTCGGGTTAGCCCGGAAGGTTAGTCCAGTGCCATAGGTGATCGTCGCGGCAGTCGGTGACTGCAACAGAGTTGCCGTATCGCCAACCTCCCTGCCAAAGGCGGGGATGTTTTCCGCCATACGGGAACGCTGCGCAGGAGGCTCCGCAGGAGGCGTAATAGCCTCCGCAACAGCCGGGGCAGGCGCAGGTGCGGGGGCAGCCGCCTCGGCCCTAGGCCGGGCTGCCCGTTGGCCACGCTCAAGACTACGAAGGTCTTCCGCAGCCAATGCGTTTACAGCCGTCTGGAGAGAGTCCCTCTCCGGCCCAGCTGGCATGGTGGCAATCATGTCCTCAAGCCGCTTACGGGCCTGAGCGTTCGGCATACGACCAGCCGCCGCAGCGCGTTCGCGCCGACGGCCAGCCCTCGGAGCCGGGGTAGGTGCAGGAGCAGGAGCGGGAGCGGGGGCCGGTGCTGGGGCAGGGGCAGGTTCGACAGCCGTCTGAACCTCAGCAACAGGCTCCACCGCCGATACGGGTTCCGCCGTCACAGCAGGAGCCGGACGCATAAACGACTCGCCGGGTCTCGCGCTGTATGCCAAAGCCTCCAGTCGGCTCATTGGCTGCTGGACTGTCTCCGGCTGCGGAACGATGTTTGTGGCGCTACGCGCCACAGCCTCAAGGCGATTATCGGCAGGCCGAGTTACCGGAGACCCAGCGCCTTCGCCAAGCGAAGGACGCGCCAAGGTCATTGCCGGAGGCTCAACGCCAGTCAGGTCGCGAGCCGGGGGCGGGATAACCTCTCCGCTTACTGTGCCGCGACGCGGCTCAGGTCGGCGACCAAATTGACCCATGACCCTTTCAAGGGTGGTCTGCGGAGCCTGACCAAAGAATGGCTGCTGAACCGGCTCGATGCCAGCCGAGATAGCAGTCTGCGGGAATCGCGAAACAACGCCAGCCATCTCAGGCGCAACCTGAGTTCTAAACGTCGGGAACAAGTATTCGATGGCCGCTAACTTGGCCAGCCCATCGCTTAACTGCGCCTCTTCGTTCTTGATGAGATTGCGAAGTGTCTTTGCCTGTTTCGTCTGGGACGGCGCAGTGCGATCAAGTTGCAAGCGACGCGCATCGAGACGCTCATTGAGGTTCGTGACTCGGTCGCGCAGAGCAGAACGCTCCGCTTCGATCTGGGTACGCTCATCAGGGGTAATGCGCGGACGGTAAACGTCAGCAATCTTTACGACGGTGGTATCAAGATACTCACCGGACATAACCTTGCGCACATCTTCTGTGAGTGCAGCAAGAACATCACGACCGCTTGCGGTCTCGCGAACAGACTCGCCAACACTTGCGGCTATCGCGCCGGGTTGAATCTCAGCGGCTCTGCGGAATACAGGCGTGGCAACGCCCTCGACATCCTTGATGTCGTAAGCATTGTCGATCGCTTCAAACTTTGCAGGGTCAGCGAGAGACTCCCTGAGAAAAGCCGTCTCAATGCTTTGCTCAAGGCTCGGTTGCTGAACAGACTCAAGCTCCGAGAGTCGCTGAACCGCAAACGCTGGAGGCTGAGGAGCCGGAGGGGCAGGCGGCGGAGGCGGAACAATCTGATCGCCGGTTATGCCAGCCTCACCCCCTGTAACAGGAGGGGTCGGCTGGGCTGGCATCGGGCCACCGCCAATGCGACGCGCAGCAGCAATCTCAGCCGGGAGAATAGCGGCCTCAAGAAGACCGCCACCGATTGCGGCGGTCGCGACGCCAGTTGTTGGATCGATGCCGCTATCAATGTAGCGACGCTGCATCAGGTTTTGCGCGTATTGATTCCCGCCTTCAGCAGAGCCTTGCAGGAGAGTCTGAAGGGCGGTCTTTCTCAGGGCAGACGATATGCCGGTTACGGCTGGGCCAATCGGCGCGATAGCAACAGATGCAGCATCAATGGCGGCGCCGAGACCAGAGGCTTTGGCCGCGTAATCATCAGCGCCTTCAAAGTCTCCGGGGTTTCTTTCGATGTAACTGTAGTAGTTATCACCATAACTCTGGATGAAAGATGCGGTGCCGCCACCCAAAGCACCGCCAATGATCGCGCCAACAGCGGTTCCAACCGGGCCTATGGCAGAACCCGCGATTGCACCAGCGCCTGCGCCAGCGAGAAAACCAGTAGACGACCCGAGCATATTCGGGATCGCCTGCCGCCAAAAGTTTGGATCTGTGATGTTCAGCGCACCGGACAATCCCGTGTCGCCATAAGCAGGCTGATACAGATATGGGGATGCTTCAGCTACGTTTTGCTCTGCCGCAACTCCAAGCGTTGTTGCAAGACCTTGGTCTCCAAGCGCCTCTGCCGCACGCTGAAAGGTTCTTTGCACCCCAGCCTGCATAACATCGACGCCTGCGCCGAAAGCCTTTGAGATTGAAGGCTCTTTACCGGCCTCGGCTTGCTTGCCGAGCGACGCGCCAAGAGAGCGAACGCTCTCAGGATCAACGATATCACCCCAAAGATCTGTAATGTCAGCCATGTCTCACCGTGTGTGGTTGGTTGCTTCCATCACTTTGCTCCATGTATTAGCCGAATACGGACTTAAGATATTGCTTTGTCTCCTTCGGCAAATGCTCCTTCCAGTTAGCAGCCTTATCCTTATTTTTAAGGAGATTCGTAAGTCTTGTCGGCCCCCAGTTGTACGCCGCAGCAGCCTTCTGATAGTCGCCGTTATACATGTCAAGCAGTTCCCTAAAGTACCTAGCCCCCTCACCTAGGGCGTAATCCGGGTCTTTCTTTACACGCTCGAAATCAACGTCACTGTGCCACTTCGGAACCATCTGAACGATTCCAACGGCGCCAGCGCTTGACACGGTCTTCCCGCTTACAACGTCATCTCTGAAGTTGCTTTCTGTTTTTGCAATCTTAGCAAGCACTACAGGATCGATGTTCTCTTTCTTTGCGGCATTCGTAATGCTTGTGGCGTACTTCGGCGGAGCAATCTTCGCTACATTCGGATCTACTACTGGCTGATCAGTTTTTTTTTCAGCCTGACTAGATCCTGAGACTCCATACCCGGGGAGGTTAACTATGCTTCCAGATGGCGTGAATGCGGCAGAGCCTAATGGCCCAAGCCTTTCCCCAGCGAGCCTGTTAGTTGTGCCGGAAGGCGTCTCGCCACGAACCATCTTGTTGATCGCCTCGCCGATCACTCCTTCGCTGAGTTCCTTTGTCTTTGACTTTTCCATGACGCCCCTGATTTCTCTCTGGAGCTGTCTGTACTCGTCAAACGTGACAGGGCGATTCAGTTCTGTTGAAAGTCTTTTTATCATCGACGGGATTACAGTTCCGGACTCATCTCCAAACATAGACTGCATAGCGAACTCGTCATTTCTCATGCGAATCGCTTCGTCGTTGTTCTTGATCTGAAGGCCAAACTGTGAGTACGTTGATTTCGTCTCTTCAAGATCTGGGATTCTTGCGATTTGAGACGGGTCATTCCCGGACTTGAGTCTCTGCATGGTAGAGGAGATGTGCTGCTCGACGTCCATTCCGCCGAAGTATCTCTTGGTGACGTCTTCCGCAGCCTCGTATGGAGTCTTATTTCCATAAATCCTTGTAAAGGCTTCTTCGTTAGACTCCTTTAACGACTCAAGCCGCTTTAGATTTGCATCCTGAATACGCGAATAGTTGGCCCTTGCGAGGTCGGTAATGCGAACCTCCTGCTCAGGGGTGATCCCTACGCCGTAGGCTTTCGCGATGTTTCTAAATGCTGGGGTGTTGTTGAAAAGGTCGTAAGCGGCTCGTTTCCCAACCGTGATGTAATCAACGGCTTGACGAACGCCAATCGTCTTTTCCTCTCCGCCGATCTTTCTTCCAGCCGTCATCTTTTCTGTAAAGATAATTCTCTGTCCCTTCTCATCAACACCCTCAACGAGGATGTTGAGCGAAAGAACATCTGGCCTGCCTTCAACAGGGCTAACACTTTCGATGCCCTTGTTGAGAACGGTAATGTTTTTATACTGAATCTTGGCCGGATCTTTTTCAGCCGGGTTCATGTTGACGCGAGTTTTCTCGCCAACATTCCGACGAAGTTCTGGGGCAAGAAGAATATTTATTGTCTGGGTATCAAGTTGATCTATAGACAACTCGCCCCGGCTCAGGCGTTCATACATCTCTCGATACTTGGGATCAAGACTCGCTTGAAGTTCCGGGCCTAGTTTCCTGTGGGCTAAGATGAACTCGGCGTTTCCTGTCTGCAAAGCCTTTACGGTATCTTCTCTGTCAATCTGGCGAGAAAACTCCAAGTCTGCACGCTCTGCTGCAGCCACAGCCCTTTCTTCGGCAGATTTCGCACGCTCTTCAGCAGCAGCCATGCGAGTTTCTTGTTCCGCAGACCTTCGCTTCTGCTCTTCAAACTGCTCGCGCTGAAAAGCCATCTGCTTTTCTTGCGCCTCGGCCTGACGCTTCTCTCGAAAGACGTCGCTGACGAGGCCGAACCCGGACGTAAAGCCCTGTGCAAATCCCTGAGCCATATTAGACCTCAGTCAAAAAGTTCTGAAAGAAGATACGCAACGGCCATGCCGCCGAGAACCCAAGGCGCTGCTGCGAGTGCCGCGCTTCCGCCGCCGGACGCGCCGGCTGCTGCGGTAGATGCCGCTGCGGCTTCAGCGCCTGTTGCTGCGGCTGTAGTTCCTGCCGCTGCTGCGCCGGTCTCCAATGCTGCTGCGGCAGTTCCGCCGCCAGACCCAACACCATACGTTGACGCAAGTTCTAGGCCGGTAGTTGTGGGGGCCGCTGTTAAGGCCGTGGTTCCAGCCGTGGTTGCGCCTTTAGCTGCTGCTGCCTTGGTGGCTTCGATGCCAAGCTTCGCGCCAATGCCAGCACCAGTGCCGAGCATTCCCATCTTCTCTGCTTTTTCAGCAGCCCTGATCTGCGCATTGGCAGCGTTCATGCTTTGCTCTTGAGCGGCGAGGCCGAGCAGCGTCTGCTGCGCCTGACGCCCCCGCTCAATGTTCATCCCAATAAGACCGCCAGCCATTAGTCACCTCCGCGAAGAGCGTCAAGTCCGCCGCCAAGCAATGCCATGCGACGATCTTCCGCTGTCAGGCGAGTCCTGTTGAGACCGCCAACCATTGCTGATGTTTCTGCCAAACCCAAGTCCGGCGTAGTCGGCGTTAAGCCGTATCGACCGGCCTGCCTAGCGGCGGCTCCAGCCTCCGCACCGAACGCACCAGAGACCATCTCCTTAGTTCGGCCAAGATCTTCCTCGACAATCTTGTCGTAGTCCTGAAGGATCTCGTTAAATAATTTCAGTTCGCGAGGACGATAAACATCCTCGTAGTAACGACGCTGCGCACGAAGAAGATCTCGGGCGAGATACTCAGCCGTGTTCTTGCCGTAATCGGCTTGAGGGTTAAGCGTGTAAGAACTGTAGTTCGGCTGAAGTTGCTGCGGGACATTCATCCCGTAGCCAGATAGAACCTGAGCATAACCGGGATATGGGCCGGTTGGCATCTGCTGCTGTTGCGGCGCGGAAACAAAAGACCCGCCGTTTCGAATGTAACGGTCAAGGTCTGGATTTAAGCCCTGCAATGCGCTGAGATAATCCATTAGCCTTTACCTCCACCCATGCCAAAGCCCTCGGTTGATCCGCTTTTGGGGTAGGTATAGTTGGTGTAAAAACCAGCACCAACTCCGCTTACAGTTCCAGCAAGGTTTCGCATGGCTGCCGAGGATTCGTAAGCAGAACGAGCCTCGCTTGCCGCCCGACGGCCTGAAACCTCGGCCAACTGACCAAGACCCTGAAGCCCCTGACCAGCCTGACCACGACCAATCCCGGTCACCGTCTGCTGGCCAGCAAAGTAGCGAGTAGTCTGCGCGTCTTGAGATTCAGCGAGGCCGAGAGCCTTAGATCGCGCCAACCCCTTGGTCAGAGCGGGAGAGCCAAACCCTCCGCTCCCCGGCGCAACGCCACGACTAATAGCCTCTTCTTGCGCCTTTGCTCTGGCGGCCTCAAGTTCAGGCTGCATAGCCGCTCCGGCCAGACCGGCTGCCCTCTGGTACTCAGCAGGGGTGCGCATACGGTCAACCTGCTCCATGAAGAACTTCTCAGCCGGTGCGCCAAACTGCATCCGGTCGTTCCACTCTTCGATGGCGATACGCTTCGCCTCAATCGCGTCAGCTGTATCGACTTTACCTTTGCCGCCTTTGCTCATGTCAAAGCACCTTTGTGTAAATCGTTGCGTACGGGGAATAGCCGTATCGCTTGCTTAACTTCTCCATCCCTTTCCGGGATGACCAGAACTCAACAGCAGAGCATCCACGCTTTGCCGCAAGATCTTCGAAGTCCGAAATGTGCCTTCTAAAGGCATCACCAGTCTTGTCGTATCCAACCCACAGAAGCAGGGTCTTCTGGTTCTTGAAGGGCATGGGTCTCTCCTGAACGATTACGAACCCACCAGTGTCTCCAAGAAGATACACATCAGCGTGACCGTACAAGCAGCAGGCATAAAGGTCTTCAGGTCTCCAGTCAGGCACTGAGACATCCCATATCTCTTGGATGCCGTGCCTAACGTAATCCCAAACGTCCCTAATATCTGCCTTGTGAATCACGGTTTTCCCTCTGTGTCAATCGTAAGCCTTTGTACACCGTAAGTCCATTACGGCTTGGGCCACTTTTCCTTAACTGCCAGCACCCTCTGACGCATGGCTTCCATCTCTTCGCCACCCTTCCAGATGGCGTCTAACTGGTCGGAAATGCGGGGGTAGTTCCTAACGCGGCTTTGCCACCAGACCATATCCCGCAAGCCCTCTACCCGCTCGAAAACAACATCATCAACCCGTTCGTAACGAACGGTCTGGGTCACCGGGTTTCTGTCTTTCAGGCTTGGGGTCGAGATGACCGGAAGCCACTCCCCGCCATCATCCCCGGGGATGCTTTGAACGGATGACTCTGGGCCATTCGGCCCCCACTTAATGAACATTAGCGAAGCCCCATTGCTATCGTATCTATACGGGATATATACAAAGCCCCCGCCCACTGCGCACGAACCTTGATCTCAAACTTCCAAGACAACGTGGTCTGGGGAAGGCTGCAAAACACCGCGACGCTAGTCATGTCGTAGGCATCCCAGTAACTATCCAGCAGCATCTGAGGGGTTCCCTCCTGACCATTTGGAATAGTAGGTCTGGTTCGCGTGTACGAAGAACCAAGGGGCTGGTAGTAAGCCTCGACGCTAACGACAGTCTGACTTCCATTGTAAGTCACGCCAACAACTGTTCCGCTGTCGTTGGCGTTTGATGTCATGACATCGCCTATTGCGATATCAACATATCCGGTAAACGTCAAAATCCATCCCAGCTGTTCTTGGAAGCCCTCTAAGTTTTGAGTCCAATAACTCTGGGCTGATGGGGCAATTGGGCCAAGGGCTGGAGTCACAACCCCGTCTCCGATGGGAGTCGCCCATATCTGGACATACCCGCCGACCTGATACGGATTTGAATCAATAATGCCAACTTGCACAAAAGGCTTGTGACCTTGAGAGTGCGTTGACTTTGGCAGGATCATCGTAACGTAAGTTTGGAACGTAGCGGGTATCGCACCTGACGGGGCGGAATATCCGCTGACAAACTTCGCAACGTCTCCGGTCAGCTTCTCTACGTTTAGAGACCCAATCTTCGCGCCATCGATGTTGGCATTAGTGGCGATTAGGTCGTTTGTGATTGCGCCGCCAGAAATCTGAAGCATGTTACGCCCAGTACCCGGGTTGAATACCGAGGTAAGGACGTTCGTATTGATCGAGATTCTCGCGGCGTCAATTGTTCCAGCATTGATCTTGTCTGCGCTGAGGCTGATGATCTTTGCGTTATCGATCGTCGCGTCAGCAATTTTCGCCGACGTTATCGTTCCGTTCCTGATGTATGCATCGTTGATGTAGACACCGGCAGGAACTGCTACGCCGTTTATCGTTGTGGCTGTTGCCTGAACGATAAATGGAGTGACAGTAGTTTGCCCGGGCGAGCCGATGCTAAATCGATCCGCCCTGATTCTGAACTCTGATGTCGGAGTGCCGTTGACGGCGGCAGTCGATGCAAGACCGAATCCGCTGACGTACCCGTTGTTGTCGATCTTTACGGTGTATTGGCCGCTAAGTCCGGTTACGTTGTTGGCCGTTGCGGTCGCGTTCTGCTCAACTGTTACTCCGCTTCCGCCGAAATTATTCAGCCTTGCGTTTATAGTTGAGTAGTCTTGCGCGGATGCCGCTGCATATCCCGCTGCATTGCTTTCAGATGTGGCCGCCTGATTCCTATATGTCAGGGCGTTGGCCGCACTACTTGCCGCGCTGGTGGCCGAGTTAGAGGCGGCAGTAGCAGAGTTAGATGCTGCCGTGGCAGAAGCCGATGCCGCATCCTTGGCGGTGGTTGCCGCAGTTGCCTGAGACTGAGCAGTGTTCTTAAATCCCTCTGCCGCATCTTTTGCCGCAGTGGCGGTTGTCGCTGAAGTTGAGGCCGAGTTAGCGAATGCCTGAGCATCGTTAGCCTTAGTTGTCGCAGTGGACGCGCTTCCAGCCGCAGCGTCAGCAGATGTCTGGGCAGCGTCTCTAGCACTCTGCGCAGCAACTCTTGCAGTATTAGCAGCAGTCGCAGAGTTTGATGACTCAGTTGCCTTTGTCGATGCGGTCGAGGCACTTCCTGCGGCTGCGTCTGCGGAGTTTCCAGCGGCTATTGCGCTGTTAGCGGCAGCGGTCTGGCTGATGGCTGCGGCAGCCTGAGCGGATTGCGCGTCATTCTTCGCAGACACCGCATCTGTCTTTGCGACCTCCGCAGCATTCTTCGCGGCAACGGCTGCATCCTTCGCGGTATTCGCATTGGTGTTCGCGGTCTCAGCCGCTAACTTAGAAGTGTTTGCAGCGGATGCAGAGGAGGATGCGTTTGTCGCACTTGTCGCGGCAGATGTCGCACTTGTTGCTGCGGAAGTTGCCGATGCCGCAGCATTATCTCTCGCTGCCTGAGAATCAAGTTTCGCCTGAGTAGATGCTGCCGATGCCGCGCCAGCGGCGTCTGAGTACCCTAGAGCGGTGGTCGCGGAAGTTGCTGCTGCGGTAGCCGAGGTCTGCGCATCAGTCTTAGCGGCCTCAGCAGCGATCTTCGCATTGGTCGCGGCGGTAGATGCTGACGCTGCGTTAGTCGCGGCAGTTGATGCCGTCGTTGAACTTGTAGCCGCAGCAGTAGCCGCCGTCTGCGCATCAGCCTTTGCAGACTCCGCAGCTACCTTTGCCGTATTAGATGCGGTCGCCGCTGTCTGCGAATTTGTCGCATAAGTTGCGGCGTTTGTCGCGGATGTGGCGGCAGCGTTAGATGCGGTCTGCGCCTGAGTGTTTGCACTCTCTGCGGCAACCTTTGATGCATTTGCGGCAGTGGCGGCAGTAGATGCCGTTGCCGCATTAGTGGCAGAAGTTGATGCATGAGTTGAAGCGGTCGTTGCAGAAGATGCCGCGTTATTTGCAGATGTGTTCGCGGCAGTTTGCGCCGCAACAGCAGAATCTTTTGCAACAATCGAGCCGTCTTTCGCGGCAATGGCGTCAACCTTCGCCTGAATCGCCGCATCTTTTGCGCCGATTGCATCGACCTTCGCCGCCGTCGCGGCAGCAGCAGCAGCCTGAGCGGCAGCAAGGTTATCAGCAGAAGACTGCGAGTTACCAAATGTGGTGTAAAGATCGGTGATCTGCGTTTGAATAGATGTATTAGTACTCTCGATGTTTGTCAGTCGAGAGCCAAGGGCGGCATCAAGCATTGAGCTTGAGATCTCGCCCGTAAGAAGATCTATTAGCAAACCCGGGTCTGTGGAAAGCGTTGCCGGTGTGCCATTCGTAGAGTTATACGCAGACACTTCACCGGATACGCTGACGTTTCTTACCCAGTAATAGTAAGTGGTTCCAGTCTGTGTGACGTAATCAGTGTAAACCTTTGCGGCAGTCGTGCCGACAATAAGTGCATTGCCAAGATTGTTTGTTGACGCTCTCCATATCTCTGTATGGGAGTGGCCGGTGTATGCCTCGTACTGCCAGTTAAGCAGGATCGCAGCAAATCCTCCAGATGCCTGAAGATTTACAGGGACGGGTGGCGCAGGCAGACCGCCCGGGGGCTGCGGCTTCGGTTTAAGCGTTCCAGTGCCGCCACTTAAAATTCCAGTACCAGAAAGCGTCGCAAATCCCTCATCGACAAGATCGCGATAGGTGACCGCTCGGTCAAGCGGATCACCTCGCTGCCCCGTCAACGTCTCGACTAACTCCCTCTGCCTTTCGATGGAGTCAATCGGGCGGAAAACGCCGCTTGGTACGCCTATCTTCATAGTTCTTGTCTGTTGTCCGCCACTCCAACATAGTTGATCGTCGAGGTTCCAGAGACCTCAACCTCAAACTGGTTGGCCGTGTAGCCAGATGGAAGCGTAAACGAGAGAGAGTTAGCGACCGTTTGCGTATGTTTCAACGCGCCGTCAGCATACAACTTAAACGTAAGAGGATAAGAGCCTGCGTCAACTCTAGCCGCTTGAGGGCAGAATGCGCGAGGAGAATAGAACTGCTTCGACTTCCAAGTGTACGTCAGTGGCGTACCTGAGTCGAACTTATACAACTGACCTGATATCCACAGATACAGAGTGTCTTCTTCACGGGCGTAGAAGCCAGCGGTCGCCGTGAAGTCGAGATCGATCCACGCATTCTTCTCGCCCCTTGGATCGAAGACGAAGCCGGAAGTTCCGTTAAAGGCAACGTACTTTCCGTTGTGCTGATAGGCGTGAATCGTTGACGGGTTATAAGCCGCCCACTGATCTCTTGAGAGGATCTCTTGGGTCACGACACGAATGCCGTCCGCACCTGCGGCCACAAGCCCAGATGGCGAGGCGTAGATAGCGTACTCGCCCATATCGACCATTGAACGCTTCGACACGCACGGGAAGTTCGCATCCAGTTCCTGAACAGACATTCCAGCAGGGCTGTTGCCCTGAATAAGGACTGGCTTCCCGGATGTCGCCACGAAAAGACCGGGGGCGATGGAGGCCATTGCTACGACCGGGCTTGCCACTGATACCTGATACTCAGTCGGCCATGCGTGTGGCAGGTAAGCCTCAGAGAAGCAGACCGTGTTGCCCGTATATCCAGCGAGAATGCCGTTTGGCAATTGAGTCAGGCCAAGCAACTGGCCGTCCGGATGTTGTCCGGACACTTCGTCAGGCGGCGCTTCCCAAGTCTGAGACGGAATCACCTCACCAAGAGATGAGTCTGGAACGCTGTCCTCATAGTTAGAGGAGGGCGTATTGATATCCGTCACAAAGCGGAACGAGCCAGCAGAGTCGGTTCTGTAGAGGCGGAACTTCCTGCCGGTCGTGTAGTAGTCACCGGTGGGGAATGCGGGAATCGCGACAGTTCGCGTTTGACCCGGCTTCCAACTCACGATGTCAGATGTGGTTACTTCTGACGGCGGGGACTCCTCGCCGAATGCAGTAACAAGAGTCAGAACATATGCGATGTCCTGCGCCGTAGAGCCAGCCGTCTCAGTTCCAGAGATCGTAGCGACAGGCTTTGCTGGCTTCGGCAGCCCAAGTCGATAAAGCGTACCCGGATACGGGGGGCCAGCGGTTGCGCCAACATTGTTTGTCATGCGCGGGTAAGTTGACCCAGTGATGTACACGCGACCGTGAATGTCCTCCGGTATCGGGCTTTTAACAATGTCAACGATCGCGTTGAACTGGAACCAGATGTTGCTGGCGTACTTGAAGATGGTCTGCACCGGGCCGGAGATCATCGTTCCGGTTGCAAGGTTGCCCTTGAGCGGCTGAATCTGGCCTGACTCAAGATTCAAATTGCTTGCTACCTGAGCGGAGTCCTCAGGAATGAGACGGGGCGAGATCTTCGTGATCTTGCCGCTAAAGAATTGGATTTTGAATACAGCCATGTTTCACCCAATCTCACTCACCCGCCTGAGCGGGTTACGATAAGTACAATGCGCGTTCGTCGCGACGTCGAGACACAAGGCCGGGAAGCACTCTCCCGCCGCCCTTAGTCCACTTCATGAACTCCTCTGCCGCCTCTTCAAACTCGCCACGATTGTTCTTCATGCGGAGACCAGACCGCTGAAGATTCCCCAAGCCCACGTTGAAAGAGAAGGAAACGAGGCTGTCGAAGCGGCCTTGGCTATCAAGAGCATTAGGGCAATATCTGGCCACGCCACGCTCAAATCTCGCAAGGTCTTTAGCAAGGAGATCATCAACTTCAGCAGCAGTCCAGACACGCGCATCCTCCGTCTTCAAGCCGAATTCCTTTCTGATCATCGGAACTTGCTGCCCGGCAACGCGAACGAAAGGAAGCCTAGCCTGCTCTGGATAAAGAACGTGGCCAACACCGACAGTCCAAAGACCAGCAGGGCAGAGGTAAGGTTTATTCCTTACCCCCTCATGATGCTTGATCATGGCCAGTGCTTTG